CCCGAATTGGAGTTACAAATGGTTCATTACCACGTGTAACCTTGCTTCAATTTAAACTAATAATAACCATGCTTAGTTTCTTCAGGGCTACATCACCCAAATGATCTGAGGTTAAGGTCTCGACTATTACCGGTAAATTTACCGGTCGTGGTCAGACCTTACCTCAACACGAAGTGACAAAGGCTTTGTCGACTCTAGGCCTCGGAAGAGGTCTATCCATCGGAAAACCCTCGTTATTACTATTTTCAGTTAAGGCAGGTCCTAACTCTCCTCTAGCAACACTTGGTATTGGTTTTGATCTTTTAGGTTGGATGGCTCGTCCGAATAAGTACTGGTTGTATTGTTTAATGTGTTGATCACGTGGATATTACCAGCTTTTAACTGTATTCGTTCTTAGCTCTATAGTTTTGATACCCTTGTTACCTATAGTTATCTGGTGAGATGCTATACCCCTTTTAGGTCGCATAGCGATTTTAAAGGAAGCAAGGGGAAAACGTCGTCTGATTGGGATCACAGACTGATGAACACAAGTACTTTTCAAACCTCTCCATGATGCCGTCTATCGCCATCTAGATGCATTGCAAACAGATGGAACGAACGATCAACAAAAAGTCATTCAAGTTTTCTTGAAACGACTTGGAGTGACATCATTAAGGGATTTAAAAGGAAAAAGGTGTCAAAGTATGGATCTTTCAGCAGCGACCGATCGCCTTCCCGTGCGCTTACAGGCACAGATTCTCGATACCCTAGGTTACGGTGGACAGGAATGAATGAACATTCTTGCCCGGGATTGGTACTTAGAGGGTAAACTAATTTCATATGAAGTTGGTCAACCTATGGGTGCCTATTCTTCGTTTGCGATGCTGGCATTGACTCACCATGTCATTGTCCACATTGCTGCGCAACGTGCGGGTTATCATCCATCAAAGATCATTTATATGATCCTTGGAGATGACGGTGCTATGGCACATGATAAGGTTGCCAAATTCTATCGTGAGATTTTCTCCTATTTAGGTATGGAGATTAATCCCATTAAAGGATTTGACGGGACTGTACTTGAGTTTGCTAAACAACTCTACTTAATCAACAACATCAACATTAGTCCTCTTGGTGCTAAGAATATAATGCTCGCAATGAGATTTGTTGAATTCATTCCTACTGTTCTTTATGAACTATTGGTTAAGAGGTTCCCACTATTCCTCAACAACAAGATAACACCTCCTAAAGGTGTTTCCGCTGATGCTGATGTGGATTGAACAAGACGTATGGCTAGAAGTTATGTAGCGGCACGCCAATCACTGGTATCTCAAGAAGATATTCGTAATCGGGTGGTTTCCGATCAACTTGTTGCCATGCAGTTCGAACCTGGTAGACCGGATCCTAACATGCCTAGAGATTATAAACCTATCGAAGATAGCCCTTTTATGGGACGTCTTGCTAAGGTTACTATCCCTATCATGGAGTTCCCAGTCAAACTAATCTCACCTAAAGTTTATAAGAGAAGGGAGGAAGGGATGTATCAAATCCCATTACTTTCCTGAAATTCTCTTTTCCGTCTGATTTCCGCTGTCTATTTTAATGCTGGTAAAAAAGGAAAAGTCCTTTCATTTACCAAATTATCAGAGGCACAGAAACAAGATAGGATAGATATTTCAGTTAAAGTAAAGTTACGTGTATTATTAGCTCTTTCACCTAAGAGTGGTCTTTGATTTTTGGATCCTAAAATAACTAACTACTTACGTGGTCGCGGTGTTTACAATATGTTTCAGAGAATGTTTGTCCGTGGTGTTTACCACTGATTTTACAAATCTGACCCACGTTGCAATCTGACTGGAGTTTCGAAAAATTTACTTGAAACTATCAAAACTCGTGGCCAGGACCGTGTACATGCAGTTAGGGAGTTATTTAAGGCACTCCGCGATTTCAAACTCTGGGTAGTTCAGGTTTCCCTGCTACCACTAACGTATGTCGTCGACTTTAGTGGAGAAAGCTCTCGTATTCCTACCATACACAATCTGATCACACCATTCACTGTGTTCGGTCTTCCTTGACTGATTGCAGTGCTTGCTAGTTTAAAAGCTACTTTAAAAGTAATATCAAAGTTCAATCTCATGTTACGTTTTTATACGTTACGTGGGATATTATATTATAATACTAATGGTTTCTTAAGCGAACTATTATATTTTACTATAATGAACTTATTGTTAACACGGGATCTATGGTATACGTTTAATTGGGTGGTTCTGATATATGCATTGCATATCATCGTGACATCCACTTATGTTCGTATATCCGTTAGAAGCCGAATCTACTTCTCAC